ATCGAAGCCAGCAAGCGGGGGATTCCTGTCTGTATCAATGCGGCGCCGGCCAGAGAACTGAGCCCGCAGCTGGAAAGCTGCATCACGTTGCTGGTGGTTAATGCTATAGAGGCACGTGATATGTGTGGAGTGACGGTGAACGACCTTTCCTCAGCCCTGGAAGCTGCGGAATTATTGGCTAAACGTTTCTCTCAGGTTGTTGTCACAGCCGGCGAACATGGTGTCGCGTTTTGTGAAGCGGGCATTGCGGGCTCGACTTTAGCCGCCAGGCGGATAACGCTGGTGAGTACTCATGGCGCTGGTGATTGTTTTATGGGGGTTTTATGCACCAGCCTGATGCATGGAGAGGTGCTTAGCGATGCGGTATTTCGGGCGAATGAAGCTGCCGCCCGCCATGTCTCTCAGCCCCGGGCATAAAGAAGTATTCCGTCATCCAGAGCCTCAGTATGGCAAAATTAGCAGCTGATTTTTCTTCAGAAGAAGAATGAAAAGCAAAAAGCCCGCTTAAGTTTTCTTAAGCGGGCTTCTTAAATATGGCTCCTCTGACTGGACTCGAACCAGTGACATACGGATTAACAGTCCGCCGTTCTACCGACTGAACTACAGAGGAATCGTGTGAACGAGGCGCATACTACTGGCCTGGCATTTTTGTGTCAACACTAAAATTAACTCACTGATTCAAATGGCTAAATTTAAATCAACTCGTTGTTTTAGTGCACAAGATGCCCGTCGTCTGTATCCAGCTGGCCATTCTCACGTAATTTTTGTAAGGGATCCTGACGATAGAAATGGCAAAAACGCTGCCAAAGCGCCGGAAAGCGCGGAGCAAACAGCTCTGGTGCGCTAAAGAAATATTCAGATAACACGGCAAAACATTCGGCCGGGTCGGTCGCCGCATAGGCGTCAATGCTGGCGGCGCTCTCCCCAACCAGATCGATCTCATCCTGAATGTTATTCATCGCCGCGTGGAGGTCGTGCTCCCAGCCAGCGACTTCGCGCAACGGAATCAGCGGCACGCCGCTGGCGCGATCGCCATTGCGGGTATCCAGCTTATGTGCAACTTCGTGCACGATAAGGTTGAAACCAGATGCATCGAAAGAGTCCTGAATATCCAGCCAGTTCAGGATAATGGGCCCTTGTTGCCAGCTCTGGCCGGATTGGACGACCCGTTGACTGTGGACCAGACCAATATCGTCTTCCCATTCATCGTCAACCACAAATGGGGCAGGGTAGATTAGCACCTCGTGGAAGCCATCCAGCCACTCAATGCCAAGCTCAAGAACCGGCAAACAGAACAACATTGCAATGCGGGCGTTTTGCAGCGGAGTGAGTTCAAGCCCTTGCAGGGCAACCAGACGTTTTTGTTGCAGAAAGCGTGCCGCCATCTGCACCAGTTCCTGCTGTTCTTGTGCAGAAAGATTGGCTAAAACAGGAATGGCAAGCGCGTGTTCCCAGGGCATTTCTGCGTTGCCGGACTCTTCATCTACTTTCCAGGGCCATTTAAACATCATATTGCTCGCAAAGTCGTCACTTGAACATCATTAAAGAGACAGGAACTATTAAAGTGCCAAAGAACCTGGCATTATAGCAACCTCAGCGGAGAGATGCCGGAGCGGCTGAACGGACCGGTCTCGAAAACCGGAGTAGGGGCAACTCTACCGGGGGTTCAAATCCCCCTCTCTCCGCCACTATTCAAACACTTACAGAATTCCTTTTCAGTGACCTACATCCCGCTGGGAAAAACTGAGAAAATCACCTGAGAAAACTAGTTTTTGTTACTGCCTCTCCCTAACATTTGTTATAGTACAAGACAATATGTATCTTGGTAAGCTACTGCTAAGTAAAGAACTATAGTTAAGCGTGATAATTGCAGTAACTGTGTTTCTCTCATCTAACGAGATGAAAATTAAATATGAGAATAATTTCACTTTCAGCTACAAACACCTACAGTAAACTTGAGATCTTGCCAATCAAGTTTGATAATCTGTCATTGCTCGTAGGTGCGTCAGGGGTTGGGAAAACCCAAATTCTTCAGGCGGTTAGAGATGTTTCCCTAATCGCGAGAGGTGCTCCGATAGGAAGCTTCAAGTGGGAAGTAACTTTTGAAGTGGATAGCAGTGTCTACACATGGGTAGGAGAGACAGATAAATCCAAGGATAATTCGACTCAAGCCAAGATGATGGGTCGGTTCTTCGGCATCGATAATGACGAAAATAAGCCAGATGTTTTGAATGAAACTATCACTAAAGATAATGAAGTAATAATCCAGAGAGTAGGGCTGGATATTATTTATAAAGGTGAGAGGACAGTAAAACTTTCTGCTAAAGAAAGCGTAATTAATTCTTTGAAAGAAGAAGATGCTATTAGAAAAATACATGGTGCTTTTTCATGTGTGCTTAATTCCATAGATGTTGGCTATCCTCAGATGCCGAGATTTTTCCCGGTTTCTAAAAATAAGCCTATGGTTTTTGAAGATTTTGTGTCTCTCCGTAATTCAAACAGGCCGTTTGTTCAAAAACTATTTATTTGTCAAGAACAATTCCCTGTTGAGTTTGAAGAAATAAAAAACTCTTACATGGATATTTTTCCGTTTGTTGAGGAAGTGGAAATTGATCGGCTTCCGATGGGACACTCAGATGAGCAAAATGACTATTTCCAATATTTTGTGAAAATTCGAGAACGAGGCATTGAGGATTGGATCGTTCAAAGTGATATGTCATCTGGAATGTTCAAAAGTTTGCATCAGATTGGATGTATTTATCTTGCTGCAGATGGTTCAGTTTTTCTGATTGATGAGTTTGAAAATGGTTTTGGGGTCAATTGTATTGATGATGTTACAAAGGCTCTGATTTCGTGTGGTAGAAATATTCAATTCATAATTACAAGTCATCACCCATATATTATAAATAATATTCCTGTATCGAAATGGAAAATTATTTCTCGTAAAGGAAGAGAGGTTTCAGCACACGACCCTTCTGAGTTCTCTCTTATGAAGTCGAATCATGAGTCATTTACTAAGCTTATTAATCTGAGTATCTATCAGGATGGTGCAGACAGATGAACGTATATATCTTAGTTGAGGGAAAACAGACTGAGAGAAAGGTTTATCCAGCTTGGTTGTCGCAACTTGCTTCCCATATGAAGCAGGTAGAATCACACGCTGATGTTGAAGAAAATTCATATTTTTTGCTGAGTGGTGAAGGTTATCCTAGGCTTCTCGATGTGTCTCTTAAAAATAGCCTTAACGACATTGCTGAATCTGGGAAATTCGATGCTTTTTGGATTGTATTAGATTCTGATGGAGAAGATATTCGAGAAAGAATAAATGACATACATACCCGAATAGCTTCGTCAGGTGTAGAAATTGGGCCATGTAGCATTGAAATTATTATGCAAAATCCATGTATTGAAACATGGGGTTTGGGTAATAAATCAGTAATTAGTGTTAACCAATTGCATGGCGATTTTAATAATTGTTATCATTTTTATGATGTTGCAACAAATGATCCAGAACTGATGACTAAGCCTGAGGATTTCATTGGAACAATAGCTCATTACCATGAATATTATATTAAAAATATGTATAAGCAAGTTAGATTGAGCTATAGCAAAAATAGACCTGTTGCATTGCTTGACCCAGCTACCTTAGAACAAATAGTTAGAAGGTTAGATGATACTCCAGGACATTTGTCATCGTTTAAAACATTTCATTTACTTGCAACTAAATTATAGAATATATGATGCCTACAAAAAATAGGCATCATACTATCATTTCTTTCTCAATGTTGGGGTTATTTTTATTTTTCTATCATAGACTAACACTTGAGACTCTGTTTTGTGTCCACTAAATATTTGTTTCTCTTTAGATGACCCTTCATAGTCCGAGATCCCTTTAGCCTTTAGATCATGGAAGGTACAATCAAGTGGCCTACCAAGTTCTTCAGAAGCCGCGTTTCTCGCTTTTCTCCATGCCTCATTAAATCCCTTGTACGAATAACGCTCACCATACATTGTCCTGATAACAGGGCCATCCTGTCCCCATTCCCTGCAAATATCAACAGCCGCATTGAGGCGCTCAGTCCAGGCTTTGATCTGTTTAATACCAGTCTTACCTTGCTGTATAAAAATTCCTTTATCAAGAATCTGATTCCAGTTCATTTTAAGAACATCAGAAACCCTTGCTGCGCAAAGATACGCAATTTCCATCGCGGCTTTAACTGCAGGCGTCGCATGAATGAAGATGGCCATGTACTCTTCATCGGTGATGTATCTGTCGCGCTGTGGTTTAGGAAACTTATCGACACCAACGCACGGATTACCTGGTACAAAACCACGCTGATAACCCCAGCGGTATACACGAGACATTGAACTATGCTCGTGATTAGCCTGAACACGGCTTCTTTTACCTCGTGCATCCATGTAGCGCCGGACGTGCTCTGGTTTAATTGCCTTTGCTTCTGCCTCGCCGAAAACTGCTAACAAGTATTTTTCATGTGCCAGGTAATCTTTTTGTGTCCTGGGGGCAAGATCTGCATAGTCGGCGCTATTTAAAAATTTTTTCCACAATTGTTGAAAGGTGAGTAGTTTTTTTCGACCTTCAACAACTTTCTCATAAGCTAACCAGACCTCCGCTTTAGAAGCGTTTGCTGGGGCTAGATTCTCGGTAGTACCTCCTGGCTTCCAGTAATAACCGGAAGGGCGGAAAAACACACCCTTCGGCATCCACTCATTACCAGGCGCTCTTTTGCGGCCCATATTATCTCTCTACAGCGTCAAAGTTCATGCCTGGAGTAGGCATATGGCCTGCTGGTGGAAGTATGCGTTGTACGGGATGGTTAATATGAAACCAGGTCGTTTTGATTGCTCCGTCCCGGCGTTCAATAAAAAAGATCCCGTTCTGCGTTAATACCTCTTTCTGCAGTGACTTTTGGGGCGAACCCGTGGCCTCTGTCAGTTCTTCATCAGTCAGGAAGCGATCGCTCATGAGTTGTTCTCCACTGAACCGGCTGCAACCGGTTATCTGCCACTATATGAACAAGACGAACAGCCCCCACGCAGTCCGTCATTACACCTTTTACACTGCTGGTGGTCCTCCCTTACCCCTTTAAACTGGTTATAAATTTCCCCTGGTACAATTACCGGCATAGGGACCAATAATCGTTGACTCCGTAGGGATGCAATTTCTGCAGTGCGTTCGAGGTACAACGATTTCCAGTCACTTGCTTCAGTCTTATATGCGGCCAAAGCATCCCGCATGCGCCGCCAGCGGCGACGCTTCAGCTTGTTCGCTTTCACTTCACCTCCTGTGGGGCGGCTGTGAGCATCGCGGCCCAGCACAAACGAACGCGGTACGCAGCATGTTCACATCCGCTCATCTTCTGATATGCCTCCCACACCTCCGGCTCACTGAATGTTTCATCAGGTTCAGACTCAAAGCCATCAATAACCATGCGCTCTGTCGGCTCCTTCGGCACCATTACCCAACCATCCGGCACTACCGGCGCTGGCTGCTCTTTGATATGCAACCGCGGCTCTCCGTCTTTCGGTTTGTAGTGGTTTACTGAATTTGGCCACCTGAACAGAGGTGATATGCTCATCTCAGAACAATACAGGTGTCCCAATGAAAAAAAGAAATTTCAGCGCAGAGTTTAAACGCGAATCCGCTCAACT